TTTCATTGATTACGGAAAAGAAGATGTATATTTGAGAGATTCTGTTAATCATTTAGATTACCAATTAACTGGTAGTAAATTGGAAAATACAACTCAATTTTTAAATATTCTAAAAAACAAAACAAATATCAATATTGTTGGTTTCTTTGTTGTTAACAAACCTAACAAAGAGGAAGAAATAGAAATAAAGAAAAATGGTTATATTTTATATACAGATCGAGGATATGATGAATTTTATATTATTCCTGGTGGAAGAAAATTAAAGATTCATTTAGATAAACCAGATCTAAATACACCAATGACTAATAATATGATGGTAACCACAATGACGGAATATGGATTACAACAAAAGAAACAGAGAGTAATGCTAACAAGATTTATAAAGTTGATATCTTGACAACAAAAGAATTATATTGTATAATAAAAATAGAGAGAAAATTATGGCAACTAAAAAAGAACGAACGTATTATGTGAGAGCAGTTGATTTGGAAAGTAAAATGCCTGATGGATATTATATTACTTGTTATTGTGATTTAAATCAGTTTGAACTTGACGAAGATGACGTAGTAATTCAAGTCAAAATTGTAGAAGTGGCTAAAGGAAAACTTAGTATGGCTTTTGTTCCAAATGCTCCTAAGAAAGGTAATTAATGTCGAAAACACCGGAAAACCCAAACCAACCAAGAAGTCTTACAACTGACCAAAAATTATTCTTGGATCAATTAGTAGCAAAGTTTGAAGATCCTACAAATATTAAATTGTCGGAACTGACGGCTGTTGGGGAAGAAATTTCCAATAGAGCCTATTTACCTTGTTGGATTTTACGTAACTTAAAGCTTCGCAATAAGAATAAGCGTGGACGTTATGATCTCAGTTCATTAATTAAATTACCTGTTGTAGCTTTTAAGGAAAAGGTAAAAACTAAGAAAAAGAAAAAAGGTGTTAAGGTGTCATTACCTATACTTACTCCAAATGAGACCGTTAACATTCAAGAAATAATCCAGAAGGTAGATGAAACTTTTAGTATTAAATAATCATGAAAAAGGAACAAAATTTAGGTATGATACCTTTGAAGGATGAAACTTTTGTTCCTTATGGTTCATATTCTGATGTTAAGACAATTATGGAAAGTGGGGTATTTTTACCCATATTTTTAACAGGACCATCTAGATCAGGAAAAACATTAATACCTCAACAGATATGTGCAGAGTTAGGTAAAAATTTATATAGAGTTAATATTACAGTTGAGACTGATGAAAGTGACCTTTTAGGCTCATATAAGTTGATTGATGGAAATACAATCTGGGAAGATGGTCCTGTTATTAAAGCCGCTGAAGATCCTAGTGGTGCAAAATTACTATTAGATGAATTGGATCTAGCATCAGATAAAGTCCTATGTCTGCAACCTATATTAGAGGGAACTGGCATCTATATTAAGAAAATTAATAGATGGGTTAAACCTAATAAAGGATTTAATATTATTGCCACAGCAAATACAAAAGGCCGTGGTGATGATGAAGGTAAGTATAAAGGTGCTAATTTATTAAATGGTGCCATGTTAGAACGCTTTCCAATAACATATACTCAAGATTATCCAGATAAGAAAACTGAAGAATTAATCCTTAAGAAAAATCTAAAACTTTTAAACATTGAATCTCCAGATTTTGTGGAGAAGTTATGTCAATGGGCTGAAAATATTAGAAAAACAAAAGCTGGTGGTGGGGTAGATGAAACTATCAGTACGGGTAAATTAGTTTATATTGTTAAAACATACGCAATTTTTGGTAGAAACCGAGTAAAAGCTATCAAGGATAATATTGGTGGGTTTGATATTAATACTCAAGCTAGTTTTTTGGATGTATATTTGAAAATTGATGATAATGCCGTAGACGGATCAGACGAACATCCGGCAGAACAACAGGCAACCAAAACTAATAAAGTTCCATGGTAGTTGACAATTGTATGATTTTATGTTATAATAGAATTATACACAATTTCAGAGGTGAAATAATTAATGAGTAGTTGGGAAAAAGAACCGGATCCTACGCCGAGTGAGTATCCTGCTGTATGGGATTTAGTCCTTCAAGATATTGAACATCCAAAGATCATTCATCCATTACAAGAAAAAATTCATAATCTTTTAATTTCAGATATAAGAGCCCGCGATACATTTGGGTTTGAAAAATATAAGGTTCGTTTGCAGCCTTTCAATGGTAGAAATGCCATTAAAGACGCATATGAGGAATTATTAGATGGAGTAGTTTATGCAAGGCAAGCCGTTTATGAACACGAACAGAAAACTAAGGTAGTTACTCAGGATTCTGAAATATTCAAAAGTGGTTTGACACAAATTTATGTAACTATTTTAGATAGTGCATTAAAAATGAGATTTTTATTAGAGAGACAGAATGAATTAGAAAATTCTGTTTCTAAATCTAATATTATAGTACCATAAAGGAAAAATAATAATGAAAGCTAAAGAAGCTAAGGCGAAGGCAACAAAAACAACGATTAGTCCAGCGACACTTGATATTCTAAAGAATGCGGCATTAATCAATCAAACTCTCTTATTCCCACAAGGTAGTACACTTATTACACGTTCTGTTAAAAAGCATACATATTTGGAAGCTGGAGTTGCAGAATCATTTCCAAAAAGATTTACTATCTATGATCTTAACCCATTCTTGGCAGTATTGACTCAGTTAGAGAAGCCTGAATTGGTTTTTGATGAATCTGATGATTATGTTAGAATTTCTAACGCAGAAGGTGGTTTATCTGTTAAGTATCATTATGGTGATGAAGCATTAGCATATGTTCCAGATCCCACTAAGAAGGTTGAATTACCAAGTACTGAAGTTAATTTAAAATTAACTGAGGCATCTTTCCGTCAAATCACTAACATGGCACGTACATTAGGTACTCCAGAGTTAGCATTAGAAAGTGACGGTAAACAATTAACCTTAGTGACAATGGATAGTAAGAATTCAAGTACAAATACAACAAGTTTACCAATCGGTGAGGCACCAGATAAAACACCATTTTCATTTGTATGGAAGATTGAATATTTGAAGTTGATTCCTGGTAATTATGATGTTTCTGTATGTAAGGCGGGATTGAGCCGTTTTAAACATATGGATTCACCCATTACATATCATATTGTTTTAGAAGCTAATTCATCTAAATATGGAGATTAATTATGATTGAAATTAAGTTTAAAACTGGGAAAAGGGGTTTTCCAACTCAAAATTTAGGTTCGGTTAAATACGGAACAGTATTTTCTGGAATACTTAAAGGTATAAATGGAATATTTATTATAACTTGTGTTGGTACGTTTCGTTTAGATGGTGGACTAGTTGAAAACCCAGTTCCATTTTGTAATAGAGTATCTGACAATAATTTTGATAATGTAGAAAACTTTATAGAACTTAAAGCTACATTAACGGTGGAAAATGCCAAAGTCTAATAATAGGCCGCATACCAAATTACATTGTCAACATTGTGCTAAACCACGAAAGATGATTAATTTTCTTGCAATCAATACAGAACAAAAAGATGATAAGAATAATGTGTATCCATTTGATATACGTAAGTTTCTTGAATTGATCCATAGTCAGCAGATGGTAAGATTACCAAAGTATTACGCTGCTACTTGTGGGACCTGTTTACAGCGTACATTTTACAGTGGTCAAAATAGAGGCACAAAATTAGAAGTTATTCCGCAATAAAAGGTGAATATGATTCGTGAATTATAAATTGAGGAAATGCGAGTGATACGAGACCAAATTATTTGGGTGGAGAAATACAGACCACATACTGTTAAAGATTGTGTTCTCCCTGAAAATTTAGGGAAAATTTTTCAATCTTATGTTGATAAATCTGTATTGCCAAATATGACATTATCAGGTGGTCCTGGTATTGGAAAAACAACGATTGCTAAAGCCTTATCAGAGGAATTAGATGCTGATTGGTTTTATGTTAATTGTTCTGAAAATGGTAATATTGATACCTTGAGAACTGATATTAGGACATTCGCATCTACAGTGTCCATGACAGGTGGTAGAAAAGTTGCCATCTTAGACGAGGCTGATGGATTAACATCTACCACACAACAGGCATTACGAGGTTTTATTGAAGAATTTTCTAGCAATTGTTCTTTTATATTAACATGTAATTTTAAGAATCAAATTATTGAAGCGCTACATTCTAGATGTCCCATTATTGAATTTAAACCTACTAAGGAAGACAAACCAATAATGGCGAAAAAGATGCACAAGAGAGTATCTGAAATCTTAAAGAAGGAAAATATACCATTTGATGAAAAAGTGTTAGCACAAATTATTATTAAGTTTTTTCCAGATTTTAGAGAAACGTTAGGCACTTTACAGAAATATGCTATTGTCGGTAAAATTGATAGTGGTATTTTAGAAAACCTATCTGAAGTTCCTATTAAATCTTTAATTGAAGCGATGAAGGTAAAGGATTTCACTAAGGTACGCCGGTGGGTAGCAGATAATACAGATAATGAACCAACTAGAATTTACAGACAATTATTTGATGCAATGCATGGAATTATTTTAAAAGAAAATATTCCCGAATTTGTTTTATATCTTGGTGATGCGATTGACCAAGCGGGAAGAAGTCTAGATCAGGAAATTTGTCTATTGTGTTTTTTAACTAGATTAATGGCCGAGGATATAAAATTTCTATGATCTTAACCAAACACGTTAAAGATATAACGAACCAAAAATTTGGATTTTTAGTTGTTTTGGGACCGGCATATAAGAAATTTCGAGGAAATTTTAAATGTATAGAGTAGAAGATGTAATGGAAATAGCGCTGCATAATGGTGCTTGTATTAAAGGTAAATATGTACCTTGCAGACCCATACCATTTAATAAGGGTTCTTTATTTTCATTCATAAGACTTAAAGATGCCTGGGAAGTATTTCGTGGTCGGGCCGATGCAATTTCGTGGACAGAACAATAGGAGAATATTATGAGTATTAAAAAAGAAAAGGATAGTTTTTTGGCTTTGATTGAACATATGTTAAGAGAGGAACTTGAATTTACTGTTTACGGACATAGATATGATCCAAATACAGGTGATAGTAATGTTCCTCAAATTGAAATTCCTTATCTTGATGGCACTCTAGTTTTAACCAAAGACGGTAAGTATCAATACAATGCCTGATTTGGGACAATTTTTAAATTCAATACATAAGAATAAGAATAATCTATTTAAGGATCCTGAAACCGATCCACAAATAGTGGAAAAAGACGCTAAGAAATTAGCATATATAATAAACAGATGCTTAAGTTATTTTCCTGATACAATTTTCTTTTCCCAGGAAATGAATATGAGGTCTTCCTTAGATGGTAAACCTCAATATTTGTTTTATCTTAATGGTATACCGCAAAGGTCTAGGTATGCAAAGGGTATGAAAATGGAAAATCCAGAGCATTTGGAGATAGTGAAGCAGTATTATGGTTATAATACTAAAAAGGCTCAAAAGGCCTTAGGTATACTTTCTCCTGAAGATATAGAATATATTAAGGCTAGATTCAACAAAGGTGGAATCAGCAAAAAGAAAACTAAGGAGAATTGATAATGAGTTTATCAATTAGTGAATTGATTGAAGTCAAATTAAATGAAGCTGATGATTTTTTAAAGGTACGCGAAACCCTCACACGTATAGGTATAGCATCTAGGAAAGAACCGAAACTATTCCAATCTTGTCATATTTTGCATAAACAAGGACATTATTTCGTACTTCATTTTAAAGAACTTTTCGCATTAGATGGAAAAGGAACGAATTTTAGTGAGGAAGATAAAGGAAGAAGAAATACAATTGCTAATTTATTATGTGAATGGGGATTGGTAGAATTGGTAGATCCAGAGAAATCTAAGTCGCCACTTACACCTATTAATACTATTAAGATTATTTCATTTAAAGATAAAGATAAGTGGATTCTTATTCCTAAGTATAATATAGGACGTCCGAAGGTACAGGTATAATTATGGTGAACGAAACAAATATATTAAGTGGAGAATCTGTAGGAGTATGCGCTCCTTTGGTTCCTCCTAGTTCTGAAGTTTTCCAGATGGTCAAAGAAGCTAAGGAAGATAATCCTGGACCTAAGATTAGACATCCTAAACAGATTTCATATAAGAAATTTTTATCTCAAAGAGCCCAAGCATTTTTAGATGGTATTCAAACGGAACAAACTGTTAAAATGTCTGATGATAAAATTTATGATAAAAAGTCAACTGGTTGGACATTACGAAAAGAGTTGACAACCGAAACTGTATAGTGTAATATTAAAAATATGAATCTTGAAAGAGCCGTTCAGATTTTTTATTCTGGAGCACAATTGCGATTTGGTTGTGAGGAACATATTGAAGCCAGAGATTTATTAAGAAAAATTATTAGGCGTGGGCGTGGGCCTACCTGGAGAGAATTTAATAAGTTAAAACGCATTCTATCATAGGTGGTAATTTTATGCAAAACCATAAGACTGTGAAAGATTATTTAGGAAAATCATTAGCCAAATTTATAGAATCTAGAGTAGGACAACCTTGGAATAAAGTTTATTCAGAACTTTGTTCCTTGGCTGATATTAGAACTAAGTTAGGTAATGAGTTGCGCCGGAGAATTAAGTGGTATATTGAAATTGATAATGTTGTGATGAAAGATGGTAAACCATATACTAATTATTGTCATATTTGGAAATATTATCTGGTAAATGGGTTATATGTTAATCCTGATACTGGATTGATTTGTAATAATCCACGAACTAGAAACACTTATTGGAATGATATTACAGTTCCAGAAAGTAATGTTGATTTAATTCCTTTGGATGATAACTCATATTATGAGAAAACTGATGGTTGTTGGTTTCATTTGTCAATAGAACAAAAAGAGGATACATATCCTTACCTTTTAAATGTTGATGAAAAAAATTTGTTTTATCGGACAAAAACATTTACTAGGAATATAATACACAAACGGCAACTTTCTAAGAAAGAATTTAAACATAATGTTTTACCAAAATTAAAAACTGGTACTAATAAAGAAACTTTGGTAGAACTAAGTAATCGACCACCGGTAGAATATAAATGTTGGTTTGAAAATTTTAGGCAGAAATATTAACATGGCAAGAGAATTAACGGAATCACTTGAAGTAGTAGATGAAAATAATACCTATCGTGAAACTTTTTATTTACTTAAGGCAGAAATTGCACGTATTAGGAGAGAATACTTTTTAGGAGCAGAATCAATTGGTAAAATGGCAGTTGATGAAATTGATTCAGAATTAGAAACTCTAACACTAACAATTGAAAATGTTTTATTTTGAGGAATATTATGTTGTACAAAGAATGGTAAATAAGATGAAATACATAATTGCAATTTTTATTAGTTTTTTATTGATTTCATGCGTTCATAAACCTAGAGTGGTTTCCCATATTCCGGTTCACCACTTAATACAGAAAGGAACGGTTCATTTAGATCCAAACCTTACATTTGATGATTATCCTAAGAAATAGTTGATTAACTTGTATCGTTGTGCTATAATTATTATGAAAAGAAAGAACTATAAATTATGTCAAGTACCCATAAATGTGAAGTTGTACCAGTAGTTCTCCAGAACCATCCTAATGCAGATAGTTTAAGTATAGTTAAAGTTTTTGATGGTTATGAAGTTTGCGTAAGAACACAAGATTGGATTGGAGTAGATAAAGGTGTTTATATACCTCCAGATTCAGTTGTACCAGATACAGATGAATTTAAATTCCTCGAAGGACATTTAAGAATTAAAGCCAAAAAATTACGTGGTGTATCTAGTTATGGTATGTTGGTTCCTGTTCCTGATAATGGGCGCGCTGGAGAAATTGGTGATGATCTAGCAGAAATAATGAATATTCAGCATTATGAGCCAGAATTATCACAAATGATTAAAGATGCTCAAGGTTCATTTGAATCTCCTCCACCAATTATTGGTGTTACTTATGATATTGAGCCATGGCAAAAATTCAAAAATGAATTTATAGATGGTGAAGAAGTTGTTATCACCGAAAAGATTCATGGTTGCAATTCAAGATATACATTCCAACAAGGACAAATGTATTGTGGATCGCATTATCATTGGGTAAAAGAAGGAAATAATTTATTTTGGAATATTTTAAAATTTTACCCCTGGGTTCAGGCATTCTGTCATTTAAATCCAAATGTTATTTTATATGGTGAAATTTTTGGTGCAGTACAAAAAGATTATAATTATGGCTCAACTACGAATAATCCTTACCAGTTCCGTGCTTTCGATGTGTTTGCTAACGGAAAATTTTTGGACTATGATTATGCTCTTGGTAATGCGAGTTCTGATTTTCTTGTCCCCGTACTCTACCGTGGTCCATATTCTGATGAAGTTATGAATAAATTTGTTTCTGGTCCTTCAGTTCTATCAGGAGACAACCATATTCGGGAAGGAATTGTGGTTAAACCAGTGGTGGAAAGATATAGTGAGCGTTTACGTGGTAGATTAAATTTAAAATTCGTCTCAATTGATTATTTGTCAGGTAAAAAGAAATGATTTCAATTAAAAATTCAAAAACCCCAATTTCTGAAAAGAGTTTAGGAACGATAGGAGTAGGCGTAACATTTGCGGCTTGTATTGCAGAAAATACCTCATTATATATGATGACGAGAACTGATGGTAGTTTCTATAGTGTAATTGATTTAATGACCGGAGTAGGATATAGTATCCTAAAAAATATTAATGGTCCTTATAAAGTTGCTCAAGACTATTACGAAGTTGATGTAGAAATTGATGTTAAATCTAAATAATTTTATGCCTACCAAATATGCAAAAGAAAAACTTGATGCAATAAAATCTAAAATCCGTCAATGGACATTTGAAGTTTCCGGTACTTATATTCCTAATGGAATTTCATCATTTTTTGGAAAAATAAAAGATGAAAAGGGCCAAGTTGTAATGATTATTAAAGAAGATGAGGAATTTAATCAACTTTCGCGTCTATTAGGTACTTCCAAGTATATGAAAAAACCTAATGATATGCGAGGATTAGCTGAATATGTATTTGACCGAAATTTGATTCCTATGACTGAAGAGGAAAGAAATCACTGGAAGTCTAAAAAGAATTTTCCGATTGACATTAAGTATGTCATTGTGTCATAATTAGAGTATGATACAAGAACAAAAACATATTTGTAAATCTTGTGCTTTAGGCACTGATAAGTACGGACATAATAGTGATCCTAAAACATGTATTAAAGGCCGCGAGGAATTCATAAGTCATTTGAGTACCAAAGAACAAATCCAACAGTTGATTATACATGAGAGAATTTCAACTGAAATGGCCAATTTTATATTATCTTTATCTAAAGAACGTAATAAAACTCCACTTGAGATTATCCAAGAGGAAGGTTTAAATTTGTTGACAAACGAATAGAAAGAGTGTTATGATTGTAAAGAAGAAAGCGCATGAATTAGCGGTTGGTGATAAGATTTTAGGTAACACTAACTTTTATGTAATTAATGAACTTAAACCTAGTTCATTAACTGGAGTTACTTATCCTGTAATTGAAGTTACCGATGCATATGGAAATAAAAAGACAATTGAAACTGGAGCTAATGAGAAATTTCAGGATCATATTTATGAGGTAGATACTCAATTACAATTGTCTGAAATTATTACAGAACAGCCAAAAAAGACTAAGAAGGAAAAGAAGGCACCTAAGGTAAAGAAAGTAGTTAAGAAGCCTGTAAAGAAAGTTGCGGCTCCTAAGAAAAAGGTAAAAGTAAAGGCAAAGAAAAAGAAGTAAGCTTCATGGCCCCGTAGCTCAGATGGATAGAGCAAAAGTTTTCTAAACTTTAGGTCGCCGGTTCGAGTCCAGCCGGGGCTACCATTTGGTATATTATAATGATACTATATTCTTTTGTTAATAATTATTTGAGTCAGATTCAAAAAGGAATCCAGACTGCTCACATGGTTAGTGAATTACATACATGGTACCAACATCGTTTTGGTGAATTGGCCTGCGATGTTATGGATTGGGGTATATTAGATAAAACTATTATTGTTTTGAATGGTGGAAATAATGATAGTTTAACTACCATTTATGACCGTATTTTTACTAATGCTGCTAATGTTGGATCGTATCCATGGTCAGCATTTTATGAGGATAAAGAATCTTTAAATGGTATGTTAACTTGTGTAGGTATATTGTTACCTGAAAAATTTAAAGAATCTGAGGACCGTCAAGATTTCATTTCAGGTAAAATTGGTACAGAATTTGATGTATATTTAGCAGAATTGTTAAATAGATCTAAATTAGCTTAAAAGGTAAAATAATATGTACGTTACAATTGAAGAAGAACCTAAAAAGGCAGAAGTTACTTTATGTGCAAAAATTCCAAATGGTACTATGTTTACTGGTAATATCAAGACATATGAAGATAAATTATTTTATAAATTTGATGATGTTATTTTATCTCTAGATCAGGACCATTGGCCGGCAAGAAATTTAGGAAATTCATGGTGTTCTCAAATTTGTCCGGTTTATAATTTTAAACTAGTTAAAAGTATTCATGTGACTGTCTAGATTATGGGACCCATAGCTCAGTCCGGTATAGAGCGGGATCCTTATAAGGTCTAGGTCGATGGTTCAAATCCATCTGGGTCCACCAAATTTACATTACGTATAGATTGATATAATTTTATTATTATGACTTCACATAACCAAGTAGCCCAAAGAATACGAAAAGAAAAGGAAAAACATCCAGAGAAATTTTGTCCTGTAAAAAATTGTTTATACCGTTTTCCTGGGTATTGTCCGAAACATATTAAACAAGATTGACCTGGTAGCTCAGGTGGTAGAGCATGTGCCTTTTAAGCACAGGGTCGCGGGTTCAAGTCCCGCCCGGGTCACCAAAAAGTTTAGACCATGGAATTCCATGGTTCTATTGTAGTAAATCCAAATAAACGGAAGAAAATTATATGATTAAATTTGAAACGAAAAATTTAGGCAAGGTTGTCATTAGATTCCGGCATAACTTACCTAATGTTAACGTGACACCAAATAATTCTTTGGTATCAACTCTAAATAGCATCCGATACACACAAGGAAGTACCGATTGTGCGGTTAGTATTGGAGTTAATGAAATGAATGTTCCTGCAAATGAATTTTTTGGAACATCTTATACTCACCCTTCGGATCATTATAAGAAAGAAACAGGAAGATTGCTTTCTTTGCACCGGGCAACAGAAAAAATGTTGTACGATGGATATAACGAAACTGAAGTCCGACAGGTAATGGCAGGATATTATAGTAGGTAAAGGAAATATGTACCCTCTAAAGATTTTTGAACTCGATAGATATCCGGCCGATTATATCCTGATAGGCCAATTGGGTTCTAAATCATATGGAACTAGTACTCCAGAATCTGATGATGATTTTATGGGTGTTGCTATTGCACCTTTATCATGTTATACAGGATTGGATTCCTGGGGTACTAGTGGTTCAATTAAAGTTGATAGAAAAGAAACACACAATGCTGAATTATCTGTATTTGAATTGCGTAAATTTTTAAATTTGTGTTTGAATTTTAATCCTAATGTAATTCCTTTATTGTATTTACGTCCTGAAGATTATGAAGTGGTTGATTTTCGAGGAAACATATTAATTAATAATCGTGAAGCATTTACCAGTCGCCGTGCATATGATACAATGATAGGATATGCCAGAGCACAAAGAAAAGCTGTGGTTGATGGTGATACTGGTAAGTTGGGATTAAAACGTAAAGAATTAGTTAAGAAATATGGCTATGATGTAAAATACGCTAGTCATACTATCCGTATTTTACGAATGGGATTAGAATTTTTTGATACTAATATATTAAATGTTTATCGTGAATTTGATAAAGATGAATTATTAGAAATTCGTAATGGTAAATTATCTCTGGATACTTGGTTAAAAATGGTAGATTATCTTTTAATGAAAGCAGAAAACCAAAAAGCAATCGGATATTTACCTGAAAAGCCAAATAGAGAATTAGTAAATGAAATTTGTATGTCTTTAGTAAGGGGTATTAGTTGACATATTTAAAAATTTGTGTTATAATTGAAGAAAGAGTTTAATTAGATTATGTTAAATTTAAATCGTTCATTACAGATCTTAGCAAAGTTTTTTGCTATGGATGAAGAAGTGTTTTCCAAATATCTACCTAAACCAACCATTATTAATTGGGCGGAACAAGTAGAAGCTGGAAAAGTTAAAGATGCTGATAGAAAAATTGTACCTCCCGGTCATTATAGGTTGACCCAGGAACAACATGCATTTTTGACTGGTGAAATTCTTTCATTTAAGTAAAGGAAAATATTAATGGCATTACATAACTGTGCGGATTTTGAATGTGATAGCAAAGCATCAGGACGAAATTTGTTTTGTGTTAAGAGTTGGTTTGCAATTCCAGAACATCATAGGGATGAAATACGTAAAGGAACGGAAAAAGGAGAACATACACTCCGAGCAAAACCAAGTCGTGAATGGATGTCGAAGGCAATGCGTTATTTGCATGAGCCTAGAAAGGTACCAATTTAGCCGATTAATCTCAGTTGGTAGAGAGAATCCGTTACATGGATTAGGTACCCAGTTCGAGTCTGGGATCGGCTACCAAATTTAAGGGCTGCGGGGCTGCTTGGGGGGTGGCCGTCTCCCTTGCACGGAGAATTTCAGTAGGGTTCAAATCCCTAGTGGTCCACCATAAATTTTAAATTGCAGTAGTCGCCAAGTCCGGTCAAAGGCTTAGGTCTGCAAAACCTAAAACCAGCGGTTCAAATCCACTCTACTGCTCCAAACTTGAAAGTGAGAATAAAGATGACAAAGACGAATGAAGAATATAAATATGATAACGCCAATTTACGTGCGGAACTTCGTAAAGTAAAGGCAGAATTGCTTGCAGAAAAGAAACAATCCGTTGAGTTGCAGGAACGGTTAGATTATGGTGAGAATTCTGAAGATGAAGCTACCGATGTTGCTGATTTAGAGGAACGAGTGCAATCTTTGGAAGATGAAAACAAGGATTTAGAAGAAACAATTGATCGGTTGGAAGAAGATGCAACCCAAAAGAATGATGATGTTTCTGAAAAATTGGATGCAGCATTATCGAATATTTTAGATCGTGTGAAGGATGAAGTAGATGTATTAATTTCTAAAGTAGAAGATATCCTCTGCGATGAATTGAGCGCCGAACAGTTTGGAGAGTAATATGAACTACGATCAACCTGTATCTCAGGCATTGGGCGCAATAGCGATGCCTCGGGACGATGAGGGGATTAAAGAAGTCCTCCGTCAATACACTCAACTGCAAATCGACGGCGACCCAATGCTTAGGTATTTGTCCACCGCCCTGGAAAGGCATACGCCCACAAGGGGCTCATTGATTGATGGAGGTTTGAAGAAGTGACAAGGGAGTCAGAAGAGCCAGAATACGACGGCGACGATGGGCCGCTTGAATTGGGAATTCTATAGATGAGTATAGCGACCGATTCAAAAGGGAATTATATCATGAGTACAGTAGAACAGGTCCGGGCGTTTGGTGCAAAATGCCTCCAACACGCGGCTGAGTGCCGTGAGAAAGGCTGGCCGGAAGAATACGAAAACTCGTATTTGTCAACCGCTGCGGACATTGCCAGCGTCTCCGATTTGGAACTTCTTGAGCCAGACATCCTGTAAAGCTATGATTTTGGCTAAGTGGTGGAATTGGCAGACCGTGCGGACTCAAAATCCGTTGTCCTTCGGGGCGTGAGAGTTCAAGTCTCTCCTTAGCCACCAATTTTAAAGGTAATTATAATACATGACTACACAAACAGAAAAGGAGATTGAAAACAAATGAGTTGGAGTGTAAGTGCGACGGGAACCCAGGCAGAGGTTCGAGGCCGTCTTGATGAGCAGTTCAAAGGTCCGCTTGCGGAAAAACCAGCCGGACTCAACGATGACGGTGAACGACGCACTGTCGAAATGCTGCGTGACAGTATTGACCAGTGCCTAGCAACGTTTGACCCGGCAAGAACTGTGGCCGTAATCGCCTATGGGCACATGGGATTCAGTGATTGGGACACGAAGGCTGGGGCGAACCAGTCCGTGAGTGTTTCGATCAACCCGGTGTAGTTAAGTATATAAATCCCATTTTAAAAAGGTAGATGTATAGGATAACCTCTATATCATCTGGTAAGAGAAAGCCCAAACATATAAATAGTTATAGACTGAAGCCTTAATTTAATATTATGAAATCTGAAACTGAAATCTATCAACATGTGGGAAAAAATTAATAAATTATTTAAACAATTAGGACATAGATATTATGGAGATGGTGGAACTATTCATGGTGGTTATTCCTTGGATATAGAAACTTATCAAGGAAAAGTTGTTGGTGTTTTGTTCAGATGTCAAAATTTACCCTTTAAACAACATGATGTGGATTCATATAGAGCTAAAGAGCTTCAATATAATAAATTTGGTGCTCCTGAAATTCACGGAATAGAATTGAAGGATAAACATGCCGTATTATGATTATTCTTGTGTTACATGTGGATCTAAATTTGAAGTATTTCAACATATGGATGAAGAACCTTTAGTGGAAAGAGTACATGTAAATAATTCAAAATTTGCTTATTGCCATGGACCTGTTGAGCGGCTAATTTCCGTACCTTCGCTACGTTTTGTAGGTAAAGGATTTTATGTCAATGATTATCCAAAGAACGGCTCATGCTGAATTGGCTATTAAGATGTTAGAAAATTCTTATGCATATGATAAAGTTGTAAAATTGACAGTAAACCAAGCAGCAGATTTATTAGTATGGATTAGAAGTGTTGAAAAGTACTTAAAGGATTTGAGTGGATAACCGCGTAACCGACCGGTAGTAGGCGTTTTGGAAGAGTGTCGGAATTCTCTCCGAATATAATCTCCTGTCCACTCAAATATTATTGCCGCGGTCCCTTAGCCTGGTTGATAGGATCGGTATTGTAAACCGACGACGAAAGTCCACGTTGGTTCAAATCCAACTCGCGGCTCCATATTTTAATCTTGACACCATTAGAGTATTGTGAGATAATCATATTATGAAAAAGAAATTTGAATTACCAACGTTGTATCACAAAGGTAAAACTGGTGCCGTAGTTCAGTGGGATATCTGGACTGAAGGTGATACAATTTATGTCCGTCATGGACAAATTGGGGGAAAACTCCAATTGACTCCTGGTGTGCAATGCACCGGTAAAAACATTGGCAAATCTAATGAAACCACTCCGGAAAAACAGGCGATTTTGGAAGCCAAAGCAATGTGGACAAATAAGGTGGAACGTAAGTATAGTGAAACCTTAGAAGAGGCTCAAGAAGAAATATTTCTTCCTATGCTTGCCCATGATTTCAAAAAACTCACAGATAAAGCAAAAGGAAATATTCAATACCCGATAGATGTTCAGCCTAAACTAGATGGTGTACGCGCCATGGCTTATTGGGAAGATGGACGAATTGTGTTGGGTACCCGTGGTGGAAAAGAGTGGACAGCACCAACACATATCATCAAAGAACTTGAAGTGGTGATGCCACAAGAAATGGTACTTGATGGCGAATTATATATTCATGAAGTTGATTTTGAATCGTTAACGTCATGGGCAAAAAAGAAACATATTGAAACACCACAATTAGAATATCATGTTTTTGATATGCCTATAAATGAAAAAGGTGCTAATGAAACTTGGGAAAAACGTTGTTGGAATTTGCAACATTTTTTTGTTGTTAATGCATCTAAATTACAAAAAGTAGTTTGTGTTCCCACGGTAATTGCAACTACAGAAAAAGAAATTCTTTCATCGGAAGATGCGTATATTCAAGATGGATATGAAGGTGCGATTGTTCGTGAAAAGAAAGGTACATATCTTTTTGGACATCGTTCTAAAGACCTCCTAAAAGTTAAATCATCGCAAGATGCCGAATTTAAAATTGTTGGTTTCACTCACGGTAAAGGAAGCCATTTGAATGCGGTAAAATGGATTTGCACTACAAAAGATGGTATAGAATTTGAAGTTAATCCTAAGACTACAATGGAAATGAAACAGAAATTGTATAAAGATGGTAAGAAATATATTGGAAAATGGCTGAAAGTTGTATTTCAAAATTACACAGTTGATGGAAAACCGAGATTCGGAAGAAGTGTAGGATTCAGAGATCCTATTGATATGGATTAATTATGAATTATGATATCAAAGATAAAGAATCTCTTACAGAGAAAACGATAAAGCATAGATTTCAACCTATTACAACTGAGAATGGTTGGAAAATTAGACAGGCAATGACGAAAGCAATGGAGACGGGGAAATTATGAGCAGCCCTTACAAATCCCTGGCACATGCCTTCAAATATGCGCTTGCGGGCCTTTTACTGTTCTGTTTCTGGCTTTCCGCGGGTCTGTTCGGCGCCCCGGTTTGGGCTGTCGTCTGCGTTGTGGGACGTTGCATCGGGGCGTTTGACTCGTGGCGTGCGACGGGGCGCGCGTTCATGGATATGGTGATGATTCGCTGGTGGTTCGAGGCTCAACCATGAGCAGCCCCCTCAAAACAATTTTCTAAAAGATTCCGTGAATACATGAATGATATTTATAAAAGAAATATTGTGCGATTTGAAGAGATTAGATAAATGAAAACATTACAAGAATTAAAAGATGATATTGAAAAATCTAAAGATGAATCTGAAAACTGGCAAGAACGGTCTGATTTAGCTCAAGAGAAATTAGCGAAACAAAGGATTTATGAACCTGAGGAAGATAATGGTTCTTCTTCTAGTCCTGGAGTATAAAATATGAATGATAAATTATTGGATTATTTTTTCTTTTTCCTATTAAGAGACCATCTTGCAGTAGGAAATATTACAAATGCTTTACAAGATGCTGAATTGGCATATAAATATGATGGTTTAAGTCCAGACACAGATGTTACTGTTGGTATTATTGAATTATCCGAAAAACTTACAGATAGATTTTTGTTATTTAAAATTGCGGGATAGGTATAACTGGTGGTGCCATGGATTTCCAATCCATAGAGAAGGGCTCGATTCCCTTATCCCGCTCCAGATCCTAGCGTTTTATTTAGGCCTCCACAGGAATATAATTTAAATAAATAGTTGTGTAGTAGATTCAATCGACTTTAAAAAGAGTCCTTAGTCGATGGACTGTTAGGAGAAAGAATGATGTATCATAGTGGTTTAGTTGCCGTAGTTAAAGTAGATGGAAAAGTCCTCAGAGAAAACCAAGAAACAGTTTATATTCCTTTTGGATCGGAATATTCAATTCTTATTAAAAATCTAAAATCACAAAAAGTCTTAATTAAGGTATCTATTGATGGAACAGATGCATTTGATGGCACTCAAATTGTAATTCCAGCCAATTCAGAAGTTGAGTTGGAAAGATTTATTAAGAATGGTAATTTCAGTACTGGAAATAAATTTAAATTTATTGAAAGATCTGAAGCCGTTGAGGAATTTAGAGGTATTAAATCTGATGATGGATTAATCCGAATAGAATATTTTACCGAAAAAATTAATCCTATAGTAGTTTCAACAAACATATGGATACCAATAGATACACAATATGTGTATCCAAATTGGTTACCGAATAATTACTATAGTACTGGCTACTTACATTCATCATCCACAGGATTTAAATCAATTGATGCTGTGGACACCAATTATTGTTGTAATACAATTTCTACGCAATCTGTAACGTCACCTGGTATTTCAATTAATGAGTGCGACTTATCTACAACAGAAAATGGAATTACAGTAGCAGGAAGCCAAAGTAACCAAAAGTTTATACAATCTTCGTGGTTTCCAGTTCATGAACAAAGTGAAGTTCTTATTATTAAGTTATCTGGTGGAACAAAGCAAATTAAAGTAGTAAAACCTTTAACAGTAAAAACCAGAAAACAATGTACTTCATGTGGTAAAAAAAGTACATCAGATACAAGTTTTTGTCCTAAATGTGGTACCGCTTTAAATTTATTCTAATTTGACATTCCCTTTATTCTAATCGTATTATGAATAAAGTTGTAGTTGTCTTTACAGGCACGCGGAAAGGTATGTCATTAAATCAAAAACTTGAATTGTGCCAAGTTTTAGATAGATGGCACAATTCAAGTTATGAAATTGAATGGCATCATGGCTGTTGTGAAGGTGCGGATGTAGAATTTGATGGTATTGTTAGAAAATATAACAAATATGGACATTTGCATCCTTCAACGTATAAGAAAACTAGAGTAGATTGTTTTGAAGCGAATGATAAAACATTTGAATGTGATGAATTATATCAGCCTTTACCACCTTTAATGCGTGATATGGAAATGGTGAAGCATTTAAAATCTTATCCTGGTAAGAAAGTTCTAATTGCAGCACCTAAAAGTGACACTAGAGTTATTAGAAGTGGCACATTGACAACAGTTCGTTACGCCGAAAAGTTTAATTCTACTGGACAAATTGAAATTAATATTTTGAAGCGATAATTATGGAAAAGGTAAAAGATAAACAGTTCATTCTTTTTGAAGGTAAAGAGAAAATTAAATCATTTGACTCCTACGAGGAAGCGTGTAATTTTGTTGACAATCTTCCTAAAGAAAATATTGTAAAAGCATCTATTAAGGAAAATAAATAGGAGCGAGGCTCGATTGGAAGAGCACTGGACTCCAAACCCAGTATTAGTGAGTCCGAATCTCACCGCTCCTGCCATTTAAATTATGAAAAGTATATTTTTGGTTTATAACTGATTATCAGATGATAGATAAATAATCTTATATGGCAACAATTAAAGAAGCACCACATAATTTTGATCCGGAATCAATCTTATATAACATCTTTCTTGCTGGTTCTATTGAAAATGGAAAAGCTGAAGATTGGCAAAGTAAATTATCTGAAACTCTGGATAGATTTGATAATATAGTTATTTTGAATCCACGTAGACGAAATTGGAATCCTGATTTAGATGGTAGAGAACTTAAAAAACAAATTGTTTGGGAACAAGAGGGAATTTCAATTTCTGATTTAGTGGTATTCTATTTTGATCCAGCAACTAAAAGTCCTATAAGTTTATTGGAATTAGGACAATGTTTAGGATCTAATAAAAATGTGGTAGTTTATTGTCCTGCTAATTTCTTTAGATATACAAATGTTGAAGTAACCATGAGCCGATATGGAAAAACTCCATATTCAGATTATAATGAATTTGTGGCCGAAATTATTACAAATATCTCTAGGTTTGCATGAAGCCATTAACTAATTCACAATACCAATCTGAAGTACAAAATTATCCAGGATCTGTAATTTTATTATTTACTGCTCTGTGGTGCCAACCTGCTATTAAAACTGCTAATTTCCTACGATCAACAAACCTAAATACTAAAATATTTTCTGTTGATTATGACTCTGAAAGAGAATTGGACAATCAATTCTCAGTTAGAGAATTGCCTACGGTAATAGGAATCTTTAATGGAAATACAACATTTATAGGACAAACGTGTGAGAACCAAACGCAATTAGACACGATACGAGGAACATTTAAATGAGTGCAACAACATTCCTAATATTGGCGAAAAGTATTATGTTTCTTTGCCTAGGTTTTACATTGATATCTGTTCCCATTGTTATCGACTATCAATTGACAGCCCTAAGAAATGATGCTAAGATACAGTTAAATGCTATTAGAACAGATACTACAGCGCTTGTTAACAAGCGGGCCGATAGTCTACAATCGTTTGCTACAGATCTCTTTGATAAAACTAACGTTCGTGTCAGTTCTATTGAAAAAAATGCATTTAAATTAGCAGGGACAGAGGTAGGGAATTTAAATGCAACATTAGCAAGCCAATTAGGAGTATTGAATACGAATGTAAATACCCAATTAGGAACATTCAATACAAATATGAATAGTCAGGAAACAACTTTAAATAGTTCCATTTCTGATTTAACAGATGCATATAAGGTTATTCCTCAGGAAGTATCTTTGAGGTTTAATAAGCAGACAGATTGCGAACATAATGGTTTATGTTGGCAGAATTTAGCAACAGATGTAATGACCAATTTTAGGTTTACTGGTAGAGATTTGAGTGAGGCGTCAAAAACATTTAATAATGGGTTCCCGGTACTCATGACCGGGTTTAATCAGTCAGTAACAAATTTTGCAGGAATTACTGATAATTTTAAGAAATTAACGCAGCCGCATTGGTATGATAGAGTGTTAGGTATAGCTGTTAATGGATCTTTAATATACAGTCGTTTAAGTCCAGCATCTATACCGATTGCGATAGTGCAATCCATATCTTCTAAGAAATAGTAGAATGATTTTTAATAAATATTTAAATATGGGGTTTTGAATGACGACACTTAACAATGGTTTTGTCCCACTTTCAAATAAAGGCAAACCTATGCTAGAACAAACACATTGGGAAAAAATAAGTTCCAAATGTCATACTCTTGTAGATGAAGATTATAAAGTAGTGTCTGTAATCTCAACACCTTATAGTGAGGATGATGGTGATGTTAATTTTATTTGGGAAGTTGAGATTGATGGTGAAGAATTTGGGGCTTATGTAAGCCTCTATTGTGCCAAGATAGCAGTTCAAAAAGCCATCGCAGATTGGGATGCTAAAATGATTGCGGCATCTGAAAAGAAGAAGTCAAAAGTAAAGAAAAATAAAGAGGTTAAAAAGAAAAGTGTCGCAAGAAAATAATGTTAAATTGGGGTTTTACCGTCTTAGTGAACGAGTAGAACTTCCTAGATATGCTACTGAAGGATCGGCAGCATTTGATTTGAAAGCATTCTTTGATGGTACGGCAATTAAAGCATATTCAGATTATAATGAGGAACTTTTAGTTGATGTTGCACCTGATAATAAACTTTTTGTTCTTCCAGGATATCGCTATATTATTCCAACCGGATTAATTTTAGATATTCCTGAAGGATATAAAGTGAATGTAAATATTCGCGGAGGTACAGCAACTAAACGTGGTATACTACTTGCAAATTCTACAGGTATCATAGATTCTGATTATGTTAATGAACTTTTTATTGTGATTTTAAATGCTACAAAAACGAATATTCTCATTGAAAATGGAGAGCGATTAGCCCAAGCTATGTTGGAAAAAGTTAATGATTTTTGTGGAAAAGAGTTAGATAATCCTCCGCAGCAAAAAACAACACGTCAAGGTGGATTTAATAGTACAGGAGTAAAGTAATGAATACATATAATGTTCAAGTAAATGGAACATATATTCCCGTTATCCTTCATGCAGATTCTTATACTGTCCGAGATAATGGTGTAGTTTTATTTTATACTGGTAAAGAGGTCACAAATTGTTTAAATAGTAGCAGTTGGCTAGTAATTAGTTTAGTTCCTCCAGTTGCAAAGTAAGCGGTAACATTGTTGGAGTTTATTAATCAATATAAACTCCAACAAAATATACCCTCAGAATCAGTTACTTTGGATATGGTTGAATATATTTTAGATAATTGCGTCAATTCAGGTATTTTGGGTTAAGAAAGAAATAAGAGTTTTTCTGTTTCTCGTCTACGTGTTAGACCAGGTATAACTTTTCCACCACTATGGTTCCATTTTGGAAATTCATTAGCGGCTTCCTCAAACAACCCTTTATTTAATAGTGTCAAGAGCGTTGAGCTAATTAATGCTCCAGAACCTAAATTGTAAGTGAAATCTACAAGAGCATCAAATTGATTTTGTGTTAATGTAACAGTTACATACTGATTTATTGTTTTTTCAGATAACGTAATTTTTGGTTGCATTAATATTGTGGCTTGTTCCACAGTTACAATTTCATTTTTATATTGTGATAATAATTCAGGTGTATCTAAGTGTGTCCCGAATCCGATAGAAAATCCACCCGCATCAGGGTAACAATGATTCACAAATCCTTCAGACTGTTGTATTAATTTAATTCCATTTGGTGATGTATTCATACAAATATTTATATTGACAAAACGTATTAAATCTGATATAATATAAACAAATATCATACATGTCTAAATTCTATACAAATTCCCAAGTTTCAGGCAATAACATATTACTAAAAGAAATTGATAATGGTAAAAGAAAGCGCAGGAAGATTCCATACAAACCTACTCTGTATGTTCCTGGTAATGACAAGAGCACCTGGCATACATTAACTGGTGAACCTGTTGAGCCTTTAAAGTTTGATTCTATAAAAGAGGCAAGAGAATTTGTTAAATCTAATGAAGGTGTAACCAATTATCCTCTGTATGGAAATACACAATATCAATATGCTTTTATTTCAGATGAATATCCAGAACATGAAATCCAATATAATCTAAAAGATCTTTTAATTCTCACAATGGATATCGAATGTGAAAGTGAAGATGGATTTACTAATGATGCTGAAAAGATAGCTAAAAATCGTATCAATGTAATTACGTTAAAAGATTTCAATAAAGATGAATATTATGTTTTCACATTTATAGATGATGAAATCTATCATGAAGGTAACAGATATAAACCCGCAAAAAATGTAACACATTTTGAATATGAATCTGAAAAAGAAATGTTATTGGGGTTTTTGAGTGTTTGGAGAAAATTAGATCCTGATATTGTAACCGGATGGAATTGTCTATTTTTTGATATCCCACAAATTTATAACAGGATAGTTTTATTGTTTGATGAAGATACGGCAAGGAAACTTTCTCCTTGGGGAAGCGTTCAATCTACTACAGTTAATTTCATGAATTTTGACCATGAATGTTATGAATTAAGTGGTATATCAATTTTGGATTATATCCAAATTTATCGAAAAATTCAATTGGAGCCGCGTGAAAATTATAAATTAGATTACATCGCAAAAGTAGAATTAAAAGGTGAAGGTAAAATTGATTGGCATGATAAGTATGAATCAATGAAGGAATTCTATCAAAAAAATTTCCAATTATTCGTTGAATATAACATCCAAGACGTTCATCTTCCTGATTTATTAGAACAAAAATTGAAAATGATAGAACTGATTGTATCAGTTGCGTATCTCGCAAAAGTTAATTATATTGATGTATTAGCGCAAACTAGAACATGGGATATATTAATCTACAATTGGTTGAAACAAGAGAAGATTGTTATCCCACAAAAAGAACATCAGGAAAAACATGAACAGTTTGTTGGTGCATATGTTAAAGATCCTATTCCTGGTATGTATTATAATGTTGCCTCATTCGATTTAGCTTCATTGTATCCAAATTTGATTAGAGTTTTGAATATTGGTCCAGAAACAAAACAAGTTAAGTTAAAACATAAATTAAATTCTGATGATGTTTTATACCAGAGTGAGTCATGGCAAGATTCATACGAAGTGGCATTAAAATCTAAATGTACTTTAGCTTGTAATGGTGTTTTTTATACAAAGGACAAACAAAGTTTTTATTCTAGAATGGTAGAAGTTTTGTTTAGTAAACGAAAAAAATATCAAAAGGAAGTTAAAGATACGAAAATTGAAATTGAAAAAATTGATTTGGAAATACAAAAACGTATAAACAAACCAAGCTAAAGAAAATGTATATAAATTAATAAGATTTTCGGATAAAGAAATAGAACAAACGAAAGGAAAATGTTTTGATAGATTATTCAAAATTATCAATTCGTGAATTAGAAGAAAAGAGAAAACAATTAGTAAGTAATATTTCAGCATATGATATAAAACAAAAATCAACTAAAATTTTAATGAATTCCCTAAAAATATGGGGCACTTATGGGAAACTATAAGTTGAAAAGAGTATAAATTGCTGGAAACTCCTTAGAGCCATTTCTACCAAAGTGTGACAATGAAATGGATTGGACAATCAGCAGCCAAGCCAAAAAATAATTCTTGGAAGGTTCAGAGACTATAATTACTCCTTCTTAAAAGAAGATGGTATAGTCCAGACTACAACACATATTGTGGTTCGTGAAAACGAAAGTAGTTATGGTATGGTGCTTTTGGTTCCCAATGGTTTAGATGGTACGATTTGGATAATGCAATTGCGGTAACTCAAACAGGACAATTTGTAATTCAACAAATCCAGAAAAAAATCAATATCTTTTTTAATAAATTATATGGTACAGAAAAAGAAGATTTCGTAATTTATTCTGATACGGATTCTACAACTGGAGATACCATAATTGATGTGAACGGAAAAAATATAACTATAGAGGAATTTTATAATTCTTATTCTTCAGAAATATTGGAATATGGTGAAAATAAATTTGTTAAAAAAGTTATAGATACATACACAAAAACTTTTGAAAATGATTTAATAATTTCAAAACCTATCGAATATGTTATGAAACATAGTATTGAAAAAGAAATGTTTCAAATTTTTGTTGATGGTAAAAGTGTTATAATTACTGAGGACCATGGACTCATGATTGAAAGGGATGGACAAATTATTCCTGTTAAACCAAAGAATGTTTTGCCTCAAGATAAGTTAATTTATAAATATATTCAGACACCAATAGAAACGTCTGAATTATGCCTAAAAAATTAACAACTCCTATAGAATATTTGTTTTCTTGGAAAACTTGTAATAAAATAGAATTAACAGAAATACAGGAAAAGAAGTGTTTAGATTTCTTTTCTAAAATGTTAAAATATGGAATTAAATCATTACCTCAAAGGTATAGAATACATCTTTTAGATTTTGTAAAATTTAATGTTGAAGGTGATTGGTATGAAAGATCTAAATCCATAAAAAATCTACCTAATACGGTTACATTGGAAAAATGTATTTTAATGTATGGTGAAAATGAAGGTAAGAAAAGATGGGAAACTTATAAACAAAAACAGTCCATAACGAATACTTTTGAATATAAAAATAAAAAATATGGAATGACCTATAAAGAATTTGAAAAATACAATTTTTCAAGAGCTACAACTGAAAGTAATTTAATTAAAAAATATGGTAAAAAAGAAGGTAAAAATAAATTTTTAATTTATTGCCAAAAACAAAAAGACGCCGGATGTACTTTAAAATATTTTATAGAGAAATATGGTGAAAATGAAGGACAAAAAATTTATAAAAATGTTTGTAATAAAAAAGCTCTCACCTTAGATAATTTTATACGTAAATATGGAGAAGAAAAAGGAAAAGAAAAATTTGAAATTATGATTTCTAGAGTATCATCAGGATATTCTAAAATATCTCAAATTATTTTTTGGAAAATATGGCAAAAAATAAAGAAAAAATATACCAAAATTTATTTTGCTGAACTCAATAATGAATATGGCGTTTATGATGAAATCCATAAAACATATAAAAAATTTGATTTCGTTATTTTGGATTTAAAATTAGTTATTGAATTTGATGGGGATCATTATCATGGTAATCCTAGAATTTATAGTCCTAAAGACTTTTTAAAAGGTTGGGGCATGACTAAAACATTAGCAGAAGATAAATGGGGAATAGATTTTTATAAGGATAATTTAATTCGTAATAAAGGTTTTGATACAATTCATATTTGGGGATCAGATTGGGCTGATAATCCTACTTTTGTTTTAAAAAATATTTTACAGAAAATAAAAAACCGTGAAAGAACTATTAAATAAAACTTCAAATTTTACCATACAATCTTTAGGTAAAAAACAATTAGAGGTCTTTGATATCGAAGTAAAAGACACTCATAATTTTTTCGGTAATGATATCTTATTACATAATTCAGTATATGTATCATTGGATAAGATTGTTAAACATGTAACGAAAACAAAACAATTAGATACAGTAAAGATAATTCAATTTATGAATAAGGTATGTAAAGAAAAACTTATTCCTGAAATTGATAGAATTCTAGCAGAAATAACAAGTGAATATATTAATGGTATGCAAGCTGAGAATCCAATTCTCAGTATGAAACGTGAAGTAATTGCCGACAGAAGTATATTTGGTTCTAAGAAGCATTATATTTTACAAGTATGGAATTCAGAGGGTGATAATTATTTTGAGTGCTCAGATTGTCATAGTAAGTTTTCAGGATATTCAGAAGTGCCTCCACCATGTAATGATTGTAAAAGTAAAAATACTAAACGTGTTACCAAATTGAAGATTATGGGCTTTGATATGGTAAAATCTAGCTTACCTCAAGTTGTGAAAGACGCAATGAGGAAAGCTGTTAATATTGTGATGACAGGAACACAGGAACAATTGGCTGAATTTATTGAAGAAACCCGTAATAAGTTTATGAAGTTGCCAGTTGAAGAAATAGCATTTCCTAGATCCGCAAATGATTTGGATAAATGGGAGTCAGGTGAAGCTGATGAACTTTATATTAAAAAGACTCCCATACAAGTAAAAGCGGTTTTATTATATAACGATTATCTGAAAAAATTGAATTTACAATCGAAGTATGCGCCTATTGCATCTTCCGAGAAAATTAAGTTTGTTCATTTAAAACAACCCAACCCACTACAAGATAAGGTCATAGCTTTTAATGGTGTATTTCCAAAAGAATTCAAACTTCATAAGTATGTGGATTATAATCAAATGTTTGAAGCCACGATGATTAAACCACTTGAAAAGATTTTAGATCCTATTGGATGGACAACAGAAAAGACTTATGATATGGATAAATTTTTTAATTAGATATGCAAACAATACCACAAGAAAAAATTATTTGGCCTACAACTGAAATAATAAGGCAAAAAAATATTGATGAATTCATTGGTGCTAATGACCCACCAGTAATGAGAGTTTTTGAAACTGGAGCCACAAGAGATTTGGATCATAATAAGATTGATCCTGAAGCGTGTTTTTGTCCTTTAGCATTTGAGAGATATTCTCAATACATGTTAGAATGTAGTTTTCTACCAGATGGTGGGAGACGTGAAGATGATAATTGGCAAAAAGGTATTCCCATTACTTCTTTCATGAAGTCTTTAATGAGACATACTTTACATGTTTGGAAATTACACCGAGGATATAAAGTATTTGATGATAAGACTGGAAAGCCTGTTGATTTAGAAACGGCTTTGTGTGCCATATTATTCAATACTTTTGGATATCTTCATGAAATATTGAAGAAAAAGGTTTGAGATGGAACAAATTGAAAATTTAACTGGACAAGCACTTTATGAACGTGAAGTAAGCGCCCACCATAGACAAGATTCTGGTAGTTATAAAAAAGGAAGTTGGATTACAACATATAAAGGACACAAATTTTATCCTTTAGATCCAGATCCTGATGATATTGA